CAGTATCAGAAGAAGGTGCTCTCATCAAGCGTGAATGGTGGCAAATATGGGAAGGTGATGATCCACCAAGTTGTGAATTTATTATTATGTCGTTAGATGCTGCACAAGAAGCTAATACGAGAGCCGATTATAATTCGTTAACTACGTGGGGTGTCTTTTTTAACGAAGAGGCCAATAATTATAATATAATACTATTAAATGCTATCAAGCAACGGTTAGAGTTTCCTGAACTCAAAGAATTAGTTTTAGCTGAGTATAAGGATTGGGAACCCGATGCTTTCATAGTAGAAAAGAAATCCAACGGAGCCGCACTCTATCAGGAGATGAGAAGAATGGGAGTTCCGATAGGAGAATTTACACCTGGAAAAGGGCAAGATAAGGTCTCCAGAGTTAACTCAGTGGCAGATTTATTTAGATCTGGTATAGTGTGGGCTCCAGATAAACGTTGGGCTCACGAACTGATTGAGGAATGTAATGACTTCCCATCAGGTGCAAACGATGACCAAGTGGATAGTACCACTATGGCGTTGATGCGCTTCAGACAAGGTGGGTTCATAAGATTACCTAATGATGAGCCTGAAGATATAGCAGGGTTTAGAAGTTCAAGAAACAGATTGTATTTAGTTTAAGGATAATATATGGCAGATATAGATAAAAGTTTAGCACAAGCTCCAAAAGGTCTTGAAGAGTTAGCACAAAGCGAAAATGCGCTTGCGATTGAAATTGAGAATCCAGAGTCAGTCACATTAGATGATGGCAGTATGGAGATTACTATTGTTCCTGGTAAGGAAACAAATGATGATTTTAATGCTAACCTTGCAGAAGATATGGATGAAGGGGCACTCACTGAATTATCAGGCGATTTAATTGGTGAGTATGATGCTGATATTAATTCAAGAAAAGATTGGTTGACCACTTATGTTGATGGTTTAGAATTATTAGGTTTAAAAGTAGAAGATAGAACTGAGCCATGGCCAGGTGCATGTAATGTGTATCACCCACTCATGACAGAAGCGCTAGTTAAGTTCCAAGCAGAAACAATGATGGAGACTTTTCCAGCTGCAGGTCCTGTTAAAACACAAATTGTAGGTAAACAAACAAAAGAAAAAGAGGAAGCTGCTCAACGTGTTAAAGATGATATGAACTATCAGCTTACACAAGAGATGCCTGAGTACAGACCTGAACATGAAAGAATGTTATGGGGTTTAGGTTTAGCTGGTAACGCGTTTAAGAAAGTTTATTATGATCCGTCATTTGAAAGACAAGTGGCGATGTATGTTCCAGCAGAAGATATTGTAGTTCCATATGGTGCGTCATCATTAGAAACTGCAGAACGTGTAACTCACGTCATGCGTAAAACAAAAAATGAGTTACGTAAATTACAAGTAGCAGGTTTTTACAAAGATGTAGATTTAGGTGATCCGTTTGTAGATATTGATGAAGCTGAAAAGAAAATTGCAGAGAAATTAGGCTTCAACCCAACAGAAGATGATCGTTACAAAATACTTGAGATGCATGTTAATTTGGATCTTGAGAATGGTGATTCAGAAGATGGCATAGCACTACCATATATCGTAACAATAGAAAAAGGTACAGGTACTATTCTAGCTATACGTCGTAACTGGAATCCAGACGATGATAGAAAATTAAAACGTAATCACTTTGTACATTATGGTTACATACCAGGATTTGGATTCTACTGCTTTGGTTTAATCCACTTGATTGGAGCGTTTGCTAAATCAGGCACAATGATTTTACGACAACTCGTTGATGCAGGAACGTTGAGCAACCTACCAGGGGGGATGAAGTCACGTGGTCTACGTATCAAAGGTGATGATACCCCCATAGCTCCAGGTGAATGGAGAGATGTTGATGTACCATCAGGTGCGATAAGAGATAACATCTTACCATTACCATACAAAGAACCATCACAAGTTCTTAATCAGTTAATGAATCAGATCATCGAAGAAGGCAGACGTTTTGCATCTGCTGCTGATATGAAAGTATCTGATATGTCAGCCAACTCACCTGTAGGTACAACACTGGCTATATTAGAAAGAACTCTCAAAGTAATGTCTGCAGTACAAGCTCGTATCCACTATGCGATGAGACAAGAGTTTAGATTATTAGCAGGTATCATCAGAGATTACACACCAGAAGAATATTCATACGAACCAGAAATTGGTAATCGTCGTGCTAAACAATCAGATTATGATTGCTGTGAAGTAATACCTGTATCAGATCCTAATGCTGCAACGATGTCACAAAAAGTTGTGCAGTATCAAGCAGTGATGCAAATGGCACAAGCTAATCCACAAATTTATGATCAAGTAGAACTTAATCGTCAGATGTTAGAAGTATTAGGTGTGAAGAATATTGGTAAATTAATTCCAAACGCTGAAGATAAACGACCTAAAGATCCTGTTTCAGAAAATATGGACATCATCAATATGAAACCGGTAAAAGCGTTTATATATCAAGATCATCAAGCACACTTACAAGTTCATATGAGTGCTATGCAAGATCCGAAGTTGATGCAGATGATGAGTCAAAACCCACAAGCACAAATGATACAAGCAGCTGCATTAGCACATATTAATGAGCATATTGCGTTTGAATATAGAAAACAAATGGAAGAACAATTAGGTGTAGCTCTACCTAAACCTGATGAAAACTTACCAGAAGATGTTGAATTAGAATTATCAAGACTTACTGCTCAAGCTGCACAAAAACTTTTAGCTAAAGATCAAGCTGAAATGCAACAGCAACAAGCACAACAACAAGCACAAGATCCGTTGATTCAAATGCAACAACAAGAGTTACAGTTAAAAGCTCAAGACTTACAAATTAAACAACAAAAAACAGAAGCTGATATTGCGATTGAACAACAACGTCTTGAGTTAGAAAGAGAAAAATTAGCATCACAAGAAAGATTAGAAGGTGCTAAGTTAGGTGCTCAAGCAACTAAAGAAAAACAAAAAGAAGAATCTACTAAAGTTGTTCAAGGTATTAAATTAGGTATGGAAGCCGAGTTTAAGAAAAAAGAACTTGCTTTAAGAGAAAAGGATAAAAATCAACCACAACAGGAGTAATACATTATGGACCAAACGCTAGAGCTATTATTGTCTCGAATAGATGATCAGCGCAAAACAGTATTAATAAATTTAGGAGACGGAGCAGCAAAAGATTTTGCTTCGTACCAAAATATGACAGGATATATACGAGGTCTATCCGTCGCAGAAAGTATCATTAAAGACCTTGCACAAAGAATGGAGACATATGACGATGAGTGACATACTCACAATGAATAAAGATTTGGTAGATGCATCTGGTCGACCGATCAATATTCCAGTAATAAACGAAGTAAAAGCGGAAGAAATTCCGATTGAAGAAAGAGGTTTGCAATTACCAGAACCACAAGGTTATAGAATTTTATGTGCTATTCCTGAAGCTGCGGATACATATGAAAGTGGTTTAGTAAAAGCAGGTCAAACAAAACACATTGAAGAACATTCCACTGTAGTTTTATTTGTAGTGAAAATGGGAAACATGTGTTACAAAGACGAGTCAAGATTTCCGACTGGTCCATGGTGTAAAGAGGGTGATTTTATTTTGACACGTGCATACGCAGGTACTAGATTTAAAATCCACGGAAGAGAATTCCGCATTATTAACGACGATACAGTCGAAGGGGTCGTTCAAGATCCTAGAGGCTATACTCGCGCATAGGAGAAAATTATGGCTGAAGTAAAAGAAGACGGTATTATATTTGAATACCCAGATGATGACGATATACCAGCGGCTAAAACTGCTGATGCAGAACCAGAAGTAAAAGCAAAAGCTGAACCTAAAGAGGTTAAGGTAGATGCTAAGGTTAGTGATATTGATCTTGAAATAGAAGACGATACTCCTCCTGAAGATAAAGGTAAAGAACCATTACCTAAAGAAAAAGTAGAAGAATTAGAAAATGATACGCTTGAAGATTATTCTGAGCGTGTTAAACAACGTATGGCTCAGCTTAAAAAAGTTTGGCATGACGAAAGACGTGCTAAAGAAGCTGCAGACCGTGAACGTGAAGAAGCAATTAAATATGCTAAACAGATTGCTGAAGAAAATAAAAAATTAAAAACAACATTAAGTTCTGGTGAAGAAGAATATATTAAAGCGGTAAGTAGTTCTTTAGAAAACCAACTTATGTTAGCTAAACGAGATTATCGTGAAGCTTATGATTCAGGTGATTCTGAAAAGATAATTGAGGCTCAGGCTAAGATGAACGATGCTCAAATGCGTTTGTCTCAAATTAAGCAATATCAACCTCAGTATAAAAACACTTTACAAGAACCTGAAAAAGATGTATATATACAGGAAAACAAAACTCAAATCCCCAAACCCGATTCTAAAGCTTTAAATTGGCAAGAAAAGAATGATTGGTTTGGTAAAGATGAGGAAATGACTAGCTTAGCGCTTGGTCTACATGAAAAATTAGTTAGAAGCGGAATAGATCCTTCTTCTGATGAATATTACCGTCGTATTGATACTACGATGCAAAAACGATTCCCAGAATACTTTGGGGATGCAACGCTGGACGAGGAAACACCCGCCCCGCGCACTAAACCTTCGACTGTAGTTGCTCCGGCAACGCGTAGCACCGCGCCTAAAAAAGTGAAACTGACGAAGACTCAGGTGGCGTTAGCCAAAAAATTTGGTATAACACCGGAACAATATGCAAGAGAAACTTTAAAATTGGAGAATGCAAATGGATAATAGACAAAATCGTGAACAAGAAGTAAGAAGTGAATTTCAAAGAGCAGATAGCTGGAAACCTGCATCATTACTACCTGAATTTAATAAGGTACCTGGTTGGGCATATCGCTGGATTCGTACTAGCTTACTAAACGATGCTGACAATCTAAATGTTTCTGCAAGAATGCGTGAAGGATGGGAACCCGTTAAACTAGCGGACCACCCTGAAATGAAAGTAATGGTAGACCAAAATGCTCGTTTTAAAGACGGTATTGAAATTGGTGGATTATTACTATGCAAGATCCCTCAAGAGTTTGTTGATCAACGTAAGGCGCATTACGAGAATATCGCTAAACAGCAAGCCGAAGCAGTTGATAACAGCTTTATGAAACAAAATGATCCCCGTATGCCACTCTTTTCAGAGAAAAAATCTGAAGTTAAGTTTGGTAAAGGGTAATTAAAATAAATATTAGGAGATAATTATGGCGTATCCAACCGTAAGTGCTCCATATGGCTTTGTTCCACTAAACCGTTTTGATGGCTTACCATATGCAGGTGCAACTCAATTGTACCCTGTAACAAGTGGTCAAGCAGTATACAACGGACAAGTGGTTCAATTTGTCAATGGTGGTACAATTTCACCTATTGCAGACATTCATGCGGCTATTAATACCGTTGGTGTTTGTGTAGGTGTGCAATACAAAAATTCATCTGGTCAAACAGTACAAGCTCAATATGCTCCAGCATCTGGTGTGTCTGAAGTATATGCTTATGTTGTTAATGATCCAGCTGCTGTATTTAAAGTAGCAGTGACAGGTAATAATCAAACTATTACCCCAATTGCTGGTACATGCTTAAATACAAACGTACAAGGTGTAACAGGTACAGGTTCTGCTACAACAGGTGATATTAATTCATCTATTGATGGTGGCACAGCTAACAGTACAGCTGCACACCCATTCCGTATTGTTGGTCTTGTCGAAGAATCTAAAACTACTGCAGGTTTATACTCAGAAGTTTTAGTAAAAATCAACGGCACATCACATCAACAAGTTTCAACAACTGGCACAACAACTTAAGGAGAATAAGACATGGCAATTTCACGCGCACAGCTCCTTAAGGAGCTATTACCAGGCCTTAACGCACTATTCGGTCTCGAATACAAACGTTATGGTGAAGAACATAAAGAAATTTATGAAACAGAAACTTCAGAACGTAGTTTTGAAGAAGAAACAAAACTTTCAGGTTTCTCAGCAGCACCAGTCAAAAACGAAGGCTCAGCAATCGCTTATGACAATGCTCAAGAAGCTTGGACAGCTCGATACAATCATCAAACTATCGCTCTTGGCTTCAGCTTAACTGAAGAAGCTGTAGAAGATAACTTGTATGACACATTATCAGCACGTTACACAAAAGCTTTAGCTCGCGCTATGGCATACACAAAACAAGTTAAGGCTGCTGCAGTACTTAATAATGGTTTCACTAACTCTGCTGCTTATTATGGCGGTGATGGTGTTCCACTATTTGCTACTAATCACCCACTTGTTGACGGTGGTACAAACAGCAATACTCAATCAACTGCAACTGACTTGAATGAAACAGCATTGGAAAATGCAGTAATTCAAATCGCTGCATGGACTGATGAACGTGGTCTATTGATTGCTGCTCAACCACGTAAGTTGATTGTTGCTCCAGGTAATCAATTCGTTGCAACTCGTTTGCTCGAAACTGAATTACGTGTAGCTACAGCTGACAACGACATCAACGCTATTAAGAATAATGGTTCAATCCCAGAAGGTTATACAATTAACCACTTCTTAACAGACAGCGATGCGTACTTCTTAACAACTGATGTTCCTAATGGCATGAAGCACTTTGTGCGTACACCATTATCAACATCTATGGATGGCGACTTCGACACAGGTAACGTACGTTACAAAGCTCGTGAGCGTTATTCATTTGGTTGGTCAGATCCTCTCGGTATGTGGGGTTCACAAGGCGCTGCTTAATCAGCTCTTGTCACGTACTACTAAGGCCCTTGCTTAAAACGCAGGGGCTTTTTTCATGGTTTTCTTGATGTTTGTTTTCATTCAATTTGAAATAATGCAGTTGTAGAGTGAAAACTCTATATAACTTAAGGAGAAATATTATGTGGACAAAACCAGCAGCAACAGAAATGAGATTTGGCTTTGAAGTAACTATGTACGTAATGAATAAATAATGATTATCGTAACTGATTGTTATTAAATTAAGGGGCTTCGGCCCCTTTTTTTATGCTATAATGCTTGCAAATCATACCAATTCAGGTATTATTTGGGAATCCGGGTTACCCGGCTTATCAGACTGTCCCGGCAGACGCATACAAGACGGATAAGCTTAACTTTGTATGAAGGAAAAATATCATGGCAAGAACTACGTTTAGCGGACCAGTTGCGTCCGACAATGGGTTTATTGGCGGTACATCTGCTAACCCAATCACAGTAACAACAGCTCAAAACATCTCAAGTTTTTACGGTTCTACATCTGCAACATCAGGTGATACACGTTTAAACTATTCAAGATTAACATTCACTGGTGCTGGTGCAGGTGAAACATTAAGAGCTTTCTCAGTAGTAACTGCAGCACAAGGTGCAGGTCAAACAACTAATGGTGCTCACATTTCTATGTCTGTAAACACAGGCGGTTCTATTTCAGGTGCAGGTAATGCTTTACGTGCTACTTTAGGTTTAGCAGCTGGTGTTACATCTGGCGGCACTGTTGCAGCTATTCAAGCTGATTCTGATGTTGGTGCAGCTGCTGTATTACCATCAAATGCGGCGTGGATTAGATTTACCAATAGCGGAGCAGGTACAGGTTTTTCACAACTATTTAATGTACCAGCAGCTATGGTAAACAATGCTGTTGCTGCATCAGCAACTAAAACTATTAAGATTGTTGACTCAGCAGGTACTCCTTATTGGATTCTTGTTTCAGCAGCAGCTTAATAAATGGAAATAACAAAAGAGTTTCTTTTGTCTGAGATTAAGCGCCTTGAGAATGAACGTAATCAAGCATCAAGTTTTGTTACAGCTTCTCAAGGTGCCATCGATGCATATACTGCATTAGTGGAAAGACTTGACGCAAAAGAACAAGGAGAATAATTATGATGCAAACGGATGTAAAAGCAGCAACGCTAGCTGATACAGGATCAATAGGAATACCAACTAGACTTAAAGGTTTAGTTATTTCATACACTGCTGGTACCGGATCTGTAATTTTAAAAGATGGTGGTTCTGGTGGTACAACTCGATTTTCATTTACTGCTCCTGCAACAACTGACGGTGCTATTAATGTACTCATTCCTGGTGAAGGTATTAGGTTTGACACATCTATTTATGGCGCTATTACTGATGCAACAGTAACAGTATTTTATGGCTAAAAAAGGCGTATCGCTATCGATTGGACGCGGTGAGAAGCTCCCTGTATCTAAAGGTGCAGGTCTTACTGCCAAAGGTCGTGCTAAATATAATCGTGCTACTGGATCTAATTTAAAAGCACCTCAACCCCAAGGTGGCCCTCGCAAAAAGTCATTCTGTGCAAGAATGTCAGGTATGCCTGGTCCTATGAAAGATGAAAAAGGTAGACCAACACGTAAGGCTGCCGCATTGAAAAGGTGGAAATGCTCATGATTAAACAAATTGAAAACATTAACGAACACACTAAGCATTGGATTGATACAGCATCTATTGCTACAGTATTAGGGACTATAATGAATTGGCTACCTGCAGTTGCTGCAATATTTTCTATAGTATGGACTTCGATTCGTATTTATGAAACTAAAACAGTACAAAACTGGTTAAAACGAGGTAAATAAAATGAAAGCTTTTATTGATCGTGTATTTAAAAAAAGGAAACAAAATGCTGAAGAAGTTATTAAACAAGTGGAAGAACAAGTTATTGAACAGCCTATTGCACAAGTTGAATCAATTAAAGAGCAAGCTTCACAAGCTTCGATAGTAGCAATAGCACTAGATCATACCGATAGAAAGGATGATTAAATGCCTAGCAAATCCAAAGCACAACATAATTTAATGGCATTAGTTGCAAACAATCCAAAAGCTGCAAAGCGATTAGGCATACCAAAATCAGTAGGAGAAGATTATATGAAAGCAGATAAAGGCAAAAAATTTAAAGAAGGCGGGGCTCTTAAAGAAGTTGATTCTAGTGAGAATCCTGGTTTATCAAAATTACCAACGGAGGTTAGAAATAAAATGGGCTACATGAAAAAAGGCGGCATGGCTAAAAAATATGCAAAGGGTGGATGTGCAACTAAATCAGATGCTAAAATGATTG